TGATATTGAGGTTAAGTCTGAGGAGGGGTTCCCTGATCCTGACTCATGTTCTGAAGAGATGTTAACCATCTCTGTTCAGGATTATACTACTAAACGGATTACAACCTGGGGTAGAAAGGCATATAAACCGTCACAACATAATGTAACTTATTATCATTATGAGAATGAGATTGACATGCTCAACTCATTTATTGCGTGGTGGAATAGAAATCCTCCAGAGATTGTAACTGGGTGGAATGTAAAACTGTATGATATTCCATATCTGTGTGGAAGAATCGATCGCATAATGGGTACAAAGAAGTTAAAACTTCTTTCTCCTTGGGGTATTGTGAGTAGGGAAGCAGTCTTTATTAAAGGTAGAGAGTTTAATACTTTTGATATTGCTGGAGTCACCACTCTAGATTATCTTGAACTTTATAAGAAGTTTACTTATAAGGCTCAGGAATCGTATCGACTGGACTACATTGCTGAAGTAGAACTTGGTCAGAAGAAGTTGGACCACTCAGAGTTCAATACATTCAAAGAGTTCTATGACGGTAACTGGAAGAAGTTCGTAGACTACAACATCGTTGACGTGGAACTTGTTGACCGTATGGAAGACAAGATGAAACTGATTGAGTTGGCATTGACCATGGCATATGACGCCAAGGTGAACTATGTTGATGTGATGTTCCAAGTTCGTATGTGGGATACCATCATCTATAACTATCTTAAGAAGAGAGACATTGTTGTACCTCCTAGAGATAGAAGTGAAAAGGATAAAAGATACGAGGGTGCATATGTAAAACAACCTATTCCTGGTGTCTATGACTGGGTGGTGTCGTTTGACTTGAACTCCCTGTACCCTCACCTGATGATGCAGTACAACATCTCTCCTGAGACCCTGGTGGAGGAGAAACATCCATCTGCAACCATTGATAGGATCTTGAACAAAGAGATTACCTTCGAGATGTATAAGGATTATGCAGTCTGTGCAAACGGTGCAATGTTCCGTAAGGACATTAGAGGGTTCATGCCTGAGTTGATGGAGAAGATGTATGCAGAACGTAAGATCTACAAGAAGAAGATGCTCCAAGCCCAACAGGAGTATGAGAAGAAACCTACCAAACAACTAGAGAAAGATATTGCCAAGTTCAATAACTTTCAGATGGCTCGTAAGATTGCATTGAACTCTTGTTATGGTGCAATTGGTAATCAATACTTCCGATATTTCAAACTCGCAAATGCAGAAGCAATTACCATGTCGGGCCAAACTTCTATTCGATGGATTGAGAACAAGGTAAATGGGTATCTAAATAACCTATTACAAACTCAAGACACGGATTATGTCATTGCATCTGACACTGACTCAATCTATATTAACTTTGGACCTATTGTTGATAAATTTCTTTCTAGTAAGTCTGATAATAAGGTTGAGGTTGTGTCCATACTTAACAAGATCTGCGAAGAGAAGTTGGAACCTTTTATTGAGGAGTCTTACCAGGAACTTGCGACGTATGTAAACGCATACGACCAGAAGATGCAGATGAAACGGGAGAACATTGCAGACCGTGGAATCTGGACAGCAAAGAAGAGATACATTCTCAATGTGTGGGACAGTGAAGGGGTTAGATATTCAGAACCTAAACTGAAGATTATGGGTATCGAGGCAGTCAAGTCATCTACACCTGCACCATGTAGGAAGATGATTAAGGATGCTCTTAAGTTGATGATGAACGGTACCGAAGATGAGGTAATTAATTTTATCGAAGACTCTCGAAAGAAGTTTAATAACATGCGACCAGAAGAGATTGCATTTCCTCGTTCAGTTTCTGATGTAAAGAAACATAAGAGTTACTCAACTATCTACGGTAAGGGTTCCCCCATTCATGTTCGTGGGGCACTTCTATATAATCATTATATTAAAGAGTGTGGGTTGACAAATAAGTATTCTTATATCAACAATGGTGAGAAGATTAAGTTTATCTACCTCAAGAAACCAAACATTATTAGAGAAAATGTAATCTCGTTCATTTCAGATTTCCCTAGTGAGATTGGTCTTGACAAATACATTGACTATGACCTACAATTCAGCAAAGCTTTCCTCGAACCACTCAAGACTATTCTTGATGCGATTGGATGGCATGTTGAGAAAACTGTAAACCTTGATTCATTTTTTGCCTGATGGACTTCTTAAAAGATATTGTAAAAGAGATTGGTGATGAGTATACCCAACTTGCCTCAAACATCGACGACACAGAAACCTATGTGGACACGGGTTCTTACGTTCTTAATTCACTGGTCTCAGGTTCTATATTTGGTGGTGTTTCTGGGAATAAGATTACTGCCATTGCTGGTGAGTCTTCTACTGGGAAGACTTTCTTTAGTCTCGCTGTGGTTAAGAATTTTATGGACAGTAATCCTGACGGTTATTGTTTGTACTTTGACACTGAGGCAGCAGTTAACAAGTCTCTTCTTACAAGTCGTGGGATCGACTTAACCAGACTGGTTGTTGTGAATGTTGTAACAATTGAACAGTTTAGACAGAAGGCACTACAGGCTGTTGATATATATTTGAAGACACCAGAAGACGAACGTAAACCTTGTATGTTCGTGTTAGACTCTTTGGGTATGTTATCGACTGAGAAAGAGATAACTGACGCATTGAATGACAAACAAGTTCGAGACATGACCAAATCTCAACTTGTCAAAGGTGCATTTAGGATGTTAACATTGAAACTTGGTCAAGCAAATATTCCAATGATTGTTACCAATCATACCTACGATGTTATTGGCTCTTACGTTCCTACAAAAGAAATGGGTGGTGGCTCTGGTCTTAAGTATGCTGCTAGCACTATCATCTATCTCAGTAAGAAGAAGGAGAAGGATGGAACGGAAGTCGTTGGAAATCTTATCAAGGCAAAGACTGCTAAGTCGCGTTTAAGCAAGGAGAATAAAGATGTTACTATTCGTCTCTATTACGATCATCGTGGTCTTGATCGTTATTATGGCTTACTTGAGTTAGGAGAACTTGGTGGACTATGGAAGAATGTTGCCGGACGTTATGAGATGGACGGTAAGAAAGTCTATGCTAAGGCAATCCTGAAAGACCCAGAAACATATTTCACCCCAGAGGTGATGGAACAATTAGATCAAATCGCACGGAAAGAGTTTAGTTATGGAGAAGGTTGAATTTCTTGTACTCAAGAATCTATTACATAATGAAGACTTCTTAAGAAAATGTATTCCCTTTATCAAACCAGATTATTTCCAAGATGCCAATCAACGTATTGTATTTGAGGAGATAACTGACTTTGTAAATCAGTATAATGATGTACCAACTCAAGAGATTCTTTCTATTGAGATTGAAAAGAGAAGTGACATCAATGAGACTAACTTCAAGGAAGTTACTCAACTCATTAGTTGTCTAGAAAACGAACCAACCGACCATGAATGGTTGTTAAATACCACTGAAAAGTGGTGTAGAGAAAGAGCCATCTATTTGGCTTTAATGGAATCGATTCAGATTGCCGATGGTCAGGACAATAAGAAAGCTCCTGATGCAATTCCTTCTATTCTTTCTGATGCACTTGCTGTAAGTTTTGATAATCATGTTGGTCATGATTATCTTCTAGACTACGAAGAGAGATATGAGTCTTACCACAGAAAAGAGAATAGAATACCATTCGACCTTGACTTCTTTAACAAGATTACAAAAGGTGGTCTTCCTAATAAGACACTCAACATCGCCCTTGCTGGGACTGGTGTCGGCAAGTCTTTGTTTATGTGTCATATGGCTTCTTCTGTTCTCCTTACTGGTAAGAACGTATTGTATATTACTATGGAGATGGCTGAAGAGAAGATTGCGGAAAGGATTGATGCTAATCTTTTGAATGTAAATATTCAAGACATAGGCGAACTTCCTAAACAGACTTTTGAGAAGAAGGTAACAAACCTCGCACAAAAGACTCAAGGAACACTTATCATCAAAGAATACCCAACTGCGAGTGCACATAGTGGACACTTTACCGCACTTCTCAATGAGCTTGCTCTTAAGAAATCATTTAGACCTGACATTATTTTTATTGATTACCTCAATATTTGTGCTTCCTCTAGGTATAGGGGAGGTAGTAATGTTAATTCATATACAGTTATTAAAAGTATTGCTGAAGAACTTAGAGGATTGGCTTGCGAAGCAAACGTCCCTATCGTATCTGCCACGCAGACCACTCGTTCTGGTTATGGTAGCTCTGATGTCGAGCTTACTGATACTTCTGAGTCCTTTGGTCTCCCTGCTACTGCTGATCTTATGTTTGCCCTTATTAGTACTGAAGAGCTCGAATCCTTGGGACAGATACTTGTGAAACAATTGAAGAATAGATACAACGATGTCAATATCTTTAAGAGGTTTGTAGTCGGTATCGACCGTGCCAAGATGAGACTGTATGATTGTGAGCAGACAGCACAAGATGATATCCTTGACAACACGAAGGATGAGGAGTATAATTATGAGGAGAAATCCAAGAAATCTTTTGACGGATTTAAGTTCTGATGAAATTACGACAACAAGAAACTACTAAAACTATGACTATCGACCCTACAAAATATGTTGACTTCGTTCGTCAAACAACAAGTCAACCAAGTCTTGATTGGCCTACCCTTTCAAAAAGACTTACTGAACTTGAAGTCAAAGATGACTGTAACGTTACTCAACTGATGACT